GGCGGTGTCGCGCGTCGACACGCTCAACCAGTTCCCGAAGGTCATGGAGAACCTCGGCTTCTCGGGAGACCAGGCGAGGGCTTCGCTCGACCGCCTGTCCGACGGCATCCAGGGCCTGCCGACGGCGCTCGACGAGATCGTCGGCAACGCGCAGACCCTGTCGCTCACGCTGGGCGACCTCGGGCGCGGCACCGACGTGGCGCTCGCGCTCAACGACGGCATGCTGACGTACGGCGCGAGCGCCGCGTACGTCAACAACGCCGTCTTCCAGCTCAACCAGATGATATCGGCCGGCAGCTACGACATGGAGTCGTGGCGCTCGGTCATGGAGAGCGCGCCGGGCTACCTGGACCAGGTGGCCAAGGCGTGCCTGGGCGCGGGGTCGTCGGCCAACGACCTGCGCGTCGCGCTCAACTCCGGCAAGGTCACCACGACGCAGTTCCTCGACGCGGTCGTGAGGCTCGACAAGCAGGGCGGCGAGGGCGTCGTCGCGTTCTCCGAGCAGGCGAAGTCCGCGACGGGCGGCATCGCCACGAGCTTCGCGAACGTCCACACCGCCGTCGTGCGCAACCTCGCCAACTTCATCGACGCGGTCAACGGCGCCGACAACCGCATCGCGGGCTTTGCCGACTCCGTCAAGGGGATAGTCAACGACATAGGCGCGGCCGCGCTGCCCCTCGGCGACGCCCTGGGAGGGGCGTTCGCCGCCTTCACGGAGGGCTTCGACGACGCGTACGGCTCGGCGCGCGGCATGGCCTCGGCCCTGTCGGAGGCGCTCTTCGGCTCGGGGGCCGTCTACGAGGAGGCCGAGGAGGCCTCGGCGGCGGCCGGGCAGCAGAGCGCCGAGGAGCTCCTGAGCACCTATCAGGGGCTTTTCGACAGCGTGTGGAACGGCGACTGGGGCGACGGCGAGGAGGCGCGCCGCCAGGCCTTCGTCGAGGCGGGCTACACCGCCGAGCAGTACGACGCGGTGCAGCAGCTCGTCAACGAGCACGGCGCGGACTACGTCCTGACGATGGAGGACCTCGCCGGGGTGCTCGGCGACGTCACCGACGCGACGGGCAAGCAGCAGGCCGCCACGAAGAAGGCGTCCAACCTCGTCAAGGAGGCCACGACAGGCGCCCTCTCGCCGTACATCGACAAGATGTCCGCCGTGCTTTTCGGCACCGACCGGACGGTCGACGCCTTCGACGAGTTCGGCGTCAAGGTCGGCGAGACGGTCGCGCACACCGACGGCCTCGTCGACGACCTCGGGCAGTCGTGGGACGCCTTCTGGACCTCCGTCACGAGCGGCTCCACGCTGGGCGAGTCCATCAAGGTGGCGTCGCTGGAGTTCGACTTCCCCGACGAGACGCGCCAGCTCGTCTCGGACGCCTGCGACGCGCTCGACAGGCTCGGGACCGCGGCGTCGGATGCGGCGGCGGCCGTCAGGCCGTCGGCGCAGCGGGCATGGGAGTCGTTCACGGGGTGCCTGACCGCGCTCGCCGGGACGGCGTCCGACAGCACCCTGAGCTTCTTCACGCAGGTGGCGGACCCGCTCGCGGACGTCGCGGGCGCATTCTCGTCCTTCACCTCGGACACGCTCGACAACGTCTCGGGGGTCTTCGGGGCGATCGCCGAAGAGGCCCCGACGATAGCGGGCACCGTCACCGACGGCTTCGCGCAGGTCTTCGAGGACCTCGCGGGCGCGCTCGTGGCCATGGAGCCGCCGGCCTCGGCCCTCTCGGGCCTCGTGACCGACGGCCTCGTCGCGCTCGTCCACGGCCTGGGCGACAACGTCTCCGGCATGGTGCAGCCCCTCAAGGACGCGAGCGGCGCGGTCAGGGACCTCGCCGAGGAGAACGGCCCGAAGCTCACGGCTTTCCTCGAGGGCGTGGACGTCTCCGGCGCGATCGGTGAGCTCTTCGACTTCGGGCAGTACCTCACCGGCCCTGACGGCCTGGGCGGCGTGGTCGACACCTTCCAGACCGAGACGGTGCCCAAGCTCGGCGAGGCGTGGGACACGCTCACCGGGTACTTCGAGACGGCCGGCCCCGACGGCGAGGGGTACGACTGGGGCGCCGCCATCAAGTACGACGCGGAGATGGCCTTCGGCGCCGTGACCATCGCCGCCACGACGGCCCTCACCGTGGTCGGAGACCTCGCGCTCGCCCTCTCGCAGTTCGTCACGGGCGACTGGGGCGGGGCGCTGGAGTCCGTCGGCGGCGCGCTCAACGGGGTGGTCGACGGCGGCCTGCAGGAGGTCGACTACCTCCTCGGCACCGACCTGTACGGCACCGTGGTCGCGGTGAACGAGCAGATCCAGGCCTTCGTGGACGGCGAGCAGGAGGCCGCCGACAAGGCCGCCGGCGTGGCCCAGAGCATCGAGGACGTTGAGGTCAAGGGGCAGTCCCTCTCCGACCTCGGCGTCGCGGTCTCCGACGTCGCCGACTCTGGCGCCGCCCAGGCCGTGGGGGAGGTCGCCACCGCGTCGGGGGAGATCAGCTCCGACGAGGCTGGCGCCCTGCTCAAATCCTTCGACGACCTCGACGCGCAGGGCTCGGCGACCTGGCAGATCGTCAAGGACGGAGCCGTGCAGGCTAGCGGCGACATAGACGCGACCGGCATGAGCGCAGAGGGCCTCACGGCAAACCTCGACAACGCGGCCAGGACGGCGCAGGACCTCGGCGGCAAGCTCCAGGTCATCGCAGAGTACGGCGGCAAGACGGCGACCTTCACGGTCGACGTGGTCACCAACTACGTCACGCAGGGCACGCCGACCCCGCAGGGCATCGGCGTGCTCGGCGGCTCGGGCGTGAGCGTCCTGCCGCACGCGTCGGGCGGCGTGACCAACGGCCTGCACGTCGTCGGCGAGGCGGGCCCCGAGGCGATCGTGCCCCTGTACAGGGGCGCCATGGAGCCCTTCGCGCTCCAGGTCGCCGATTACATGGACAGGGACGGGGCGTGGCGCGGCGGCGGCACGGTCTACAACGTGCGCATCGACAACGCGCACGTCAACGAGACCGAGGCCATCAACCGCGCCACCGGCGAGTACATTCTCGAGCTGAGCAGGCTGGGGGCGATCTAGTGGCATTCACAGGCATGGGGCTCGTCGGCGCGGCCAGCGCGTCGGCGGCCCTCAAGGCCGCCGGGACGAACTCCGTCAGGATCGCGGACGGCGGCGCTGCCGCGTCGCCGTTCCTGCGCTTCTCGACGCTCCAGGGGCCAGACTGGCACGCGAGGTTCCGCATCACGCTCATGTGGCGCGGCGTGCCCCGCGCCACGGCCGCCAACCCGGCGACCGTGTACGGGGAGTGGCACAGCGCCACGAAGGAAGTCGCGGCGGCATCGGTGGCCTCCTCGGCCTCCAACGGCGTGCGGGAGTGGGCGGTGCCGCTCTCGGCGATCTCCACGGTCAAAGGCACGTGGTCCTCGGCGTCCGACTGGTCGTTCGCGGCACGCCTGTACGACGAGCTCGACTTCCGCGCGACGGTGCGGCCCCTGGGGGCCGACGGGGCGCAGTCGGGCCCGGACGGGGCGTGCGAGGCGTGGGTGGGCTGGATGCCGCGCTACACGCTGACGGCCGCCTCGTACGACCTCGACTCGCTCGACCTCGTGCTCGGGCGCTCTGCGGGCTGGCTGAGGGCCGACGACCGCTGGGCGCTGGAGGCGGTCTCCTTCGGCCGCCGCGACGCGACCCCCGCCGAGGAGCTGTGGGGCCAGGTCGGCGAGGGGCGCGTGAGCGTCCCGCTCTCGGCCCTCAGGCGCCGCCCGTCCGGCGGGTCCGTGACGCTCAGGCTGCGCGTCAACGCCGCGTACAAGGCCGTGGGCCTGTCCATATGCGACGTCGAGGGCACCTTCGCCCTCAGGGACCTGTCCAAGGCCAACACCCCGCGCCTGTCACTCGCCGGCTCCTCGGTCGCCGTTGCGGACTCGGGGGACCTCGGCGTGCCCGACGTGCGCGCCGAGGTCAGGCTGGCGGGCAGCCCCTACACCTTCGACAACGTGCGCGTCGGCTCCGTGCCCGGCGAGGCGGCCTTCATGCTGCCGCCCGCCGGTGCCGTCTTCGAGGCGGCCGCCGCCGGCGCGGGCGGGGAGGTGAGCGCGACCGTCGAGCTGGGCTCCGGCATCGAGGTGCGCGACGTGCGGGCATGCGACCCCGACGCGGGCGTGGAGTACGCGGGCCTTTACAACGTGGACTTCCAGGCGGCGTGGGAGCAGACGCGCGAGGTCGCGAGCCTCGGCGGGCGCCTGCTGGAGAGCGTGTGGTACGGCGCTGGCGGGAAGGGGTCGGCGACGCTGTCCTTCACCCTCGTCGGCGAAGGCGCGGCCGAGCAGGCCGAGTCGATGTGCCGCGCCCGCCGCCTGCTCGTGCGCACGCCCGACGTCCGGAGACTCTACTCGCTCGGCAAGTGCACGTGGTCGAGCGCGCCGGGTCGCGTCGAGGTCACGATGGACCTGACGGAGGTGGCGGGATGAGCGTCAGCTGGGCGGCCACGGGCCGCACCGACACCTTCAGCGCCACGCTGGTGGACCCATTCACGCTCGAGGACGTGCGGCCCGTCGAGCTGGACTGGGCGTCGACCTCCGTCACCTACGACTACGAGGGCGACTGCCTGGCGGGCGCGTCCATCGCGCTCGAGGACGGCGCCGACTACCGCATCGGCGGCAGGCAGCACATGGTCAGGATAAGGGACTACGTGCTGCTCCCCGACGGCACGGCGCACGACCTGGTGCTCGGCACCTTCTTCTGCGACTTCAGCCAAGGGCGGAGCCTGCACGGCCGCGAGGTCAGGACGCTCGACGGCTACAGCTGCCTGTACCGCATGCACCGGGACGTGCTGCGCGACGACTTCTGGCGCCCGCAGGGCTACAACGTCTCCCAGGCGGTGCGCGACCTGGCGGAGGCCGACGGCGGCAGGCTCGCCTTCGAGCCGTCCGCCAACGTCGAGAGGTGCTTCGGCCGCGACATCTGGTTCGACGCGGGAGAGGGCAAGCTAGAGGCGGCGCAGGAGATGGCGGGCTGGGTCGGCTGCGAGCTGTACCCCGCGCCCGACGGCACGGTCGCCATGAGGGCCAGGCCGGACCCCGCGACCGAGTCCCCGACGTACACCTTCGAGGACGGAGCGGCGTGCGTCCGCAAGGCGGGCATCGACTGGGGGACGAACAGGTCCGACCTCGTCAACCGCGTCATCTACGTCTACACGGACGGGGACTCGACGCAGACGGCCGTGTCCGACCTGCCGGCCTGGCACCCCATGAGCTTCGAGAACGTGGGCTACCACGCGACCAGGCGCGAGGTCATGAGCGAGGAGCCGGAAGGCGGCCTGCAGGCCGCCTGCGACGCGGACCTCGCGGCCTCCTCGGTCGAGCAGAACGACCTGACCTTCGAGGCCGTGCTCGTGCCGACCGTGCGCGTCGGCGACGTGGTGGGGTACCGCAACGCGGCCGACTACACCGAGCCGCTCGACCTCGTCGGCCAGGTCGTGCAGATGGACGTGCGGGCGCTCGTCCCCGGAGCGATGACGACATACAAGATACGGGTATCGAGGTGGTGCTGATGGCGACAAGGATCGACGTGGCCCGCGCCCTCAAGTCCGGCCGCAGGCCCGCCGCGCGCCCGTCGGCGCGCGCGGCCGCGACGTCCACGAGGTACGGCACGGCCCAGGCGGACGCAGCGGCCGGCGAGACCGTGCGCGTGCTCATGGACGGCTCGGGCGAGGAGGTCGAGGTGCGCGTCGACGCGCCCGTCTCCAAGGGCGAGCGCGTCAAGGTGGTCAAGCAGGGCGGCGTGTACACCGTGGTCGCCCTCGGCACGATGGCAAAGACCTACGCGACCAAGCTGGAGATGGAGCAGACGGCCGAGGGCCTCGAGGTGAAGATAAGCAAGAAGGTCGACGGCCCGGGCGCCATCGCCGCCCTGTCGGCCCTCATCAGGGCCACGCTGTCCGGCGTCGAGGTCGGCATGGTCGACGAGGACGGAAACCACGCCACGCCGTACAGCGTCGTGGCGTCCGACGGCGGCTTCATCATCATGAGCAAAGGCGGCGTGCCGATGTTCTTCGCCAGCGAACACAGGACCACCAAGCGCGCACGCAACGTCATGCCGTACAACGCCACCGACTCGGGTTCGACCGCCACGCCGACGCTGACCGTCGTAGGCGTCGAGACGATCTGGTCCGACAGGGCCGGCCTGACGGAGGGGACCGCGAAGCTCAGCCTCGTCCCCGGCAGCAAGGTCACCGAGTACATGCTCCTCGGCTTCGTGTACACAGACGGGAAGAGGACGTACTACCAGGTGCTCCCGCAGCCCGTCTACAACAGGGCCACGTCTCTGAGCAGAACGGTCTCGGACGGCGCGGCGATGTACCTGGCGAGCGCCACCGTGGCCGTCGACGCGTCTGCCGGTACCGTGACGCTCTCCAACAACGTCGAGCTGTACCTGTCGCCGTCGGGGACGGCGACGTCGGCCGGCAAGCTCAAGCTCGTGCAGGTGCTCGGGTGGGCCTAAACATCGACGCAACGGCGGAAGGAAGAAATTGATCAGAAAAGAGAGCGTCAGGCTCGACGTGTCGCGCAAGCTGCCGGAGCCTTGCCTGAGATACCGACAGTACGACACCGGCACGCAGGTCGTGGCCTACATCGAGCGCGACGGCGTGCCCATGAGCCTCGACGGCCTGCGGTGCAGGCTCGTGGCGCAGACCCCGCGCGGCACCGTGTGGGCCGACATGGAGACCGACGAGTGCAGCGCGGCATACACGCTCACGACGGCGCTCACCGGCTCCGTGGGCATCGTGCACCCCTACGTCGAGGTGCTCGGCGCGGACGGCTCCGTGGTTGCCGCAACGGGCGCCTTCGCGGTCACCATCGACAAGGCGGGCTACACGGCGCCGGCGGACCTGCCGACCGACCAGAGCGTGCTCGACCAGGTCGGCGCGCTCGCGCGCACGGCGGGCGACGCCGCGCAGGCGGCGAAGGCCAGCGCGGGCGCGGCCGCCGGGTCCGCCAAGCAGGCCGCCGCGGCGCAGGCAGCCGCCGAGTCCGCGCGCGACGCGGCGGAGACCGCCAAGGCGGCCTCCGCGACGAGCGCAGGCCAGTCCTCCGAGAGCGCGGCAGGGGCAGCCGAGTCCGCCGCGTCGGCGGCGGGCGACTCGGCGCAGGCGGCCGCATCCGCTGCGGAGGCGTCGAAGGACGCCGCCGCGGCAGCGGCGTCGGCAACGGAGGCCGCCTCGTCTGCGTCGGCCGCCTCCGCGTCCGCATCGGCGGCGAGCGGCAGCGCGGAGCGTGCCGCGTCCTCGCAGGGCGCCGCAAAGGCATCCGAGACGGCCGCCGAGTCGGCGCAGGCGGCTGCTGAATCTGCATCAACGGCCGCGGGCAAGTCGGCGGGATCGGCAGCATCGGCGGCCAAAGCCGCCGAATCCTCCTCCGACAAGGCCGCAACGGCGGCCGGCGAGGCGTCGGAGTCCGCAAAGGCAGCGGGTGCCTATGCCAATGATGCCAAGGTGAGCGCCGAGGCGGCCGACGGCTCCGCGAGCTCCGCCGCAGAGTCCGTCGAGATCATACGCACGCTCGACGAGCAATACCGCTCCTCGGAGGCCGCGCGCGTGGAGGCCGAGGACCTCAGGGCGACGGCCGAGATGAAGCGGGAAAAGGCGGAGGAGGCGCGCGAGGCCGAGACCGTGAAGTCGGCGTCAGCCGTGACGCTTGACGCCGGGGCCGAGGCGACGGCGACCAAGGAGGGCGCGGTCCTGAAGCTCGGCATCCCGCGCGGCGCCGTGCCCGTCATATCGCTGGAGGCGACGGTCGACGACACGACCGGTACCCCCCAGGTCGAGGTGACGAGGGGAGGCACCGACGAGAGGCCCGAGTTCGGGCTCTCCTTCAGCGGCCTCAAGGCCGTGGGCTGGGCCCAGCCGATGCCCGAGTTCGACGCCTCGACCGGCAGGTACACGAACGAGTCCATCAAGGCGTACTTCGACAGCCAGCGCGACGGCCTCATGCACCTGCAGAAGATACCGAAGGGGGCCGCGACAGCCGTCGAGACGGACGGGTGGTTCCCCCTGCACCGGCTGGTGTGCGGCGGCGCGGACCCGGACGGCTCGCCGTGGGTCGAGTCCATGGCGGACATCGACCCGGACTTCCGCGAGGACGACAACGGCGCGGGAAACAACGTCTGGCAGGCGGTGCAGGTCGTGTGGGAGAGGTGGGACTTCGACTCCGACCCGGACTACGTGCTGCACTACATGCGCGACATGCCGACGAAGGGCATGGAGCCGAACCCCTGCGCCTACCTCCCCGACGGGACCCTGCGCCCGTACATGCTCACGGCGAAGTACCCCCTGAGCGTCGACGCGGACGGCCGCCCGAGGTCCGTCAGGGGCGGCAAGATCAAGAACAGGACCATCTCGCACGACAGCCTCGTCGACCTGTGCGGCTGCTCCACGAGCGGCTACTCCGGCCCCTCGACGTACGACGTCTGGTACAGGTACACGGCAAGCTTCGCGCACGGGACGAAGGACTCGCAGGCCATCGGCGCGGGATGCACGTCCTACTCCTGGCAGTACCCGCCATCCGTGGCCGAGACGGGGACGACCCGGGTCGTGCTCACCGCGTCCCAGGCGGCGAGCGTCCTCGTCGGCTCGAACGTGAGCCTGGGGTCCAAGGCGGACGGCCACACCGACAGGTACTACGCGGACACGTACGACGTCTTCGACATGCGCCTCGTCACCTCGAAGGAGGCCCTCGCCGACGGTTCGGTCGCCGTGGTGGTCGACGGGGAGCCGTTCGACACGGCGCCGACCCAGCTGCTCAGCTCCATGCCGTGGGACGGCGGGCACGCCCGTGAGGGCGACAAGTCGGGCAAATACCCGGACCTGCTTGAGGGAGTCGAGCTCATGCACGGCGGGTACGAGGTCATGGGTACGGTCGTGTACCAGTCCGACGGCGACGGATGGTACGCCGTGGTGAATCCAGACTCGCGCAACGAGAATAAGAACGCGTTGGCAGAGGGCGCGGTGAGGACGTCCCTGCGGCACACGGCGGACTCGAAGTGGCCCATCACCGTCGGCTTCGAGGCCGGCCTCGTAGCCCCGATCGGCGAGGGCGGAAGCTCGTCGACGGGCATGGGGGACATCAACTACTGCTCGGCGGACGACGCGACGGGCATCCGAGAGGACCTTCACTTCGGCAGCCTCCGGAGCGGGTCGGGGGGCGGGCTCTCCTCCCGCGACGGCTGGAGCAGGTCCGGCAGCGCCTACTGGACCCTCGTGTCGCGCCTCTCTGCCACCGGCCGCTCTATGGGGGTGAAGGCGACGTAGTCGACGAGGGGGCTCGCCCCCTCGTCCTTTTATCGGGGACTCGGCGGGCAGTCGCGCACGTTGTGTCGGTTCGGCAACCTCAGGAACGGGTCGAGGGGCGGGCTCTCCTACCGCAACGGCAGGAACAGGTCCGGCAACGCCAACTGGAACATCGTGTCGCGCCACACTGTCTGGGACGAAACAACACGCCCGCCGTGTACCCCCGCGACAGCGCGGGGGCTCGCCCAGCTCATTTGAGCGAAATATGCCGCAAGACGGCCGGGCTGGTAGCGAACGCGAACGCTCGGATGGCAGACAGAGAAAAGGTCTTGGTTTGAAGACGTATTGCAAGGGATTGAAGCTCGACGCGGCGCTCGCCTCGGCCGCCTACGCGGAGTGGCTCGCGGCGCCGGCCGGGAGGAAGAACGCCTGGCGCGTGGAGCGGGAGTTCGGCTCGCCCGAAGCCCTGCTCTCCGAGATCGTCGACGAGGTGTCACGGCGCTGTATAAAGTTCGCTGCGATCACGACCCAGGCGAAGTGGGACGACAACGCGCAGAAGTGGCGAAACATCTCGGTTGAGAGCGTAAAGGAGCAGGTGGCGTGCTACATCGTACTGCACGCCATAGAACCGCTCCTCAAGGCCAGGGTCGGGTACTGGCAGGTCGGCGGGGTCAAGGGCAAGGGGCAGATCTTCGGGGCGAACATGCTCAAGCGGAAGATGCGCCGGGGCATGCCGTTCGCCCACGGAGACTTCAGGCACTGCTTCGAGAGCATCGAGGCGGGGCCGACGGTCGAGTACCTCGCCAAGTACGTGCGCGCGCCCTGGGTGGTGTACCTCGCGCGGGAGATATTGGCAAACATGGGAGGGCACCTCGTACTCGGAAGCCCGCTGAGCCTGGGGCTGGCGCTGCTCGTCCTTTCAGAGGCATACCATGCCGTCGAGGGGCTGGCCAACTTCAGGCGCGGCAGGCGCATACCGTGCGTCGCCTTCCAGGCATGGTACGCCGACGACGTCTTCGTCTTTGGGACATCGGCGAAGGGCGTGCGCAGAGCGATGTCGGCCATCGCCCGCACGGCCGCGCGCTTCGGCGCCCGACTCAAGCCGTGGAAGGTGTGCAGGGTCGGCAGCGAGTGCGCGGACTTCGCCGGCATCAGGTGCCACGAGGGTGCGACCTCCATCCGAAAGAGGCTCTTCAGGCGCATGCGCCGCGCCTTTATGCGCTTCAAGCGAAAGCCCTGGAGCCTGCGCCTGGCCCGACGCGTCCTCAGCTATTGGGGATGGGTCAGGCACACGTCGAACCAGAAGCTCCTCCAGCTCCGCGGGTGGGCGAGGGTGGAGCGGCTGGCCACAGCAACTGTGAGGAGATACGCATGATTGTAGAGGAGACGCTCGGGCACGAACCGCCCCGCGTGACCGTCCACGGTGAGGATGTGTGGCTGCGCCGCTGCATCGGCGAGCGTGCGGTCCAGGACGGCAGCGGTCGTGAGGTGAGGCAGTGGGCGTGCGAGATGGTCCACTTCTCGGCTGAGGATGCCACGGCCGCCGACGTGGAGCGCGACTTTGATGCACTGTGGGAGGAGCACGCCCTCGACGACATGACCGACTCTGAGCGAATCGCGGCGCTGACGTCCAGCGACTCGGATGCCGTCGACGCCCTCGCGGAGCTGGGCGACATGCTTGCCGAGCAGGCTGACGCGCTTGCGGAGCTTGGCGACATGGTGGCGAGCATGCAAGGAGGCGAATAGCGACGAAGAACAGATTGACAAACGAGGACATCGACGCAATCCAGGCGCAGTGCGAGGAGCAGGTCTGGGAGCCTTTCCCCGGCATCACCATTGTCGCGTGGAACCTTCCGAACGGCTTCACCATCAGCGACCAAAGCGGCTGTGTAAACCCGGCCGCCTACAGCAGGGAGATAGGGGTCGGCATCTGCCGGGAGCACCTGCGCGACAAGCTCTGGGTGCTGTACGGCTTTCTCCTCAAGGACCAGTTCGGCAAGGGAGGCGAATAGGCATGGCGAAGATCTATTACAGGCAGGTCAAGGCAGGCAAGCGAACACTCGACGAGGTGCCCGAATATTGGCGCGAAAAGGTGCGCGAGATGCTTGAGGCAGACGGAGGGGAGTAGGCGTGGAGATATTGACCGAGGTCCAGGTCTGGGCGATGGGCGGCGTGCTTGTTTTCAACCTGCTCGACATCCTCAGCGGGCTCGCCGGCGCGGTGGCCCAGAAGTGCGTGAAGAGCACCGCGATACGCGAGGGGATACTGCATAAGGCGTCGGTCTGGCTGGTGATCGCCGCAGTGTTCGCGCTCGAGCTGCTCGCCCAGCACGTGGCCGGCCTGTCCATCGAGGGGCTCGGCACGGTGCCCGTGTGCGTCATCGTCATCATGATGGAGCTCGTCTCGGTCTGGGAGAACGTCTGCAAGGCGAACCCGGCCCTCAAGGACAGCCCGCTCGGCAGGCTCCTCGAGGACAAGACGGGGGCAGGCAATGGAGATTAACCGCGACTACGTCACGACGAACGGGTCGTACAGCTGGAACGACCCGACGCACGTCGTCGTGCACTACACCGGGGGCGCGGGGCGGGCCGCCGGCGAGACGGCGCGCGCCAACGCGCTGTGCTACTACCGGGGCAACGTCGCATACCCCTGCGGCGCGCACTACTTCGTC